ACTACTGTGTTTTTGACGTTGCTGTTAATTCAGGGCCAGGACGGGCTATTAAGTTTCTGCAAAGCTGTGTCGGCGTTACTGCTGATGGTGGTTTTGGGCCTGCTACTTTGGCTGCCGTAAAAGATGCAGAAGAAGATCCAACTAGACTAATAGAACTGTATTGCGCTAAACGCCTAGAGTTCTTACAATCACTTAAGACCTTTGAAACGTTTGGTAAAGGCTGGTCTAGGCGTGTTGCCGAAGTAAAAGACAAAGCACTTAAAATGTTAGGGTAAACCCTGTGCCATTACAGAAATTACAATTCCGTCCAGGTTTAAACAAAGACCAAACTAACTACTCTAACGAGGGTGGTTGGTTTGAGTGCGACAAGGTACGGTTTCGTTCTGGTTTCCCCCAAAAATTAGGCGGTTGGCTGCGTTACGGCACATTTACGGTTGCAGGAATTTGTAGACAGGTATTTAACTGGATTACTACGGCTTCAGACAACTACCTAGCCTTGGGGACAAGCAAAAAGCTCTATATTGAGGCAGGGCAAATTTTGTATGATATCACCCCAATTCGTCAAACCTTTATTAGCCCAGCCACCAATAACTGCTTTACCACGGTTAATGGGTCTAAAACCGTTACCGTAACTATTGTAGCTCACGGGGCATCGGACGGGGATTATGTAACCTTTTCTGGTGCAACGGCGGTAGGTGGTATTACAGCACCAAACCTTAATACTGAGTTTATAGTTGATCGGGTTACAGCAAATACTTTTACCATTACCACTGCTACAGCAGCCACATCTTCAGGCACTGGCGGTGGAACAGGAATTACAGCCGTTTTTCAAATTAATGTAGGAAATGACATTACAGCTGGGGGTTACGGCTGGGGAGCAGGCGCATGGAGTAGTGGTTCTTGGGGGTCTGGAAATGCTACGCCTATATTAATTCCACAGCGAGATTGGTTTATACAGAACTTTGACGATGACATGGTAGCCAATATCCGTAATGAAACGATTTACTATTGGAAATACTCAGGTGGCGTTTCTACTAGAGCTACACCTTTGGCAACTACAACCATAAGTGGTGTAGCCCCAGCTGACGTACCAACCGAAGCAATGCAGATTTTAGTATCCCAGAACGATAAGCATTTAATTTGTTTTGGTGCTACTCCATTTGGCGGCGGCGCATTTGACCCTCTGTTAATCCGCTGGGCTACCCAAGATCAGCCTAATGTTTGGACCCCATTGGTTACTAATTCAGCAGGTTTCTTGCGGGTTTCCCGTGGTTCTGCCATTGTTTGCGCTATAGCAACACGCCAAGAGATCCTTGTATTTACTGAGGGAACACTTAATTCTTTGCAGTATTTAGGCACTACAGACGTATTTGGACTCCAAGAACTTGCGGACAATATATCCATTCTTAGCCCTCGCTCAGTAGTTACAGTTAACAATACAGCGTATTGGTTTGGACATGATAAGTTTTATGCCTATGGCGGACGAGTAGAAACACTGCCCTGCAGCATACGAAATCATGTATTTCAAAATTTAAATTACAGCCAAGCCGACCAGATTGTTTCTGGAACTAATGAAGGTTGGAATGAGATTTGGTGGTTCTACCCAACAGCGGATAGTAACGTTAATAATGCCTATGTTATCTACAACCATCTAGAAAGAATCTGGTACTACGGCACGATTGACCGTACAGCATGGTCAGACTCATCGCTAAGGGAATACCCTCAAGCCCTAACAGGAACTTATTTCACTGGAAATATGTCTGGCGGCACAACTTTAAACGTATCGGCTGTTTCTGCTGGAATCTTACAGGTTGGCAGCGTCATAGAAGGCACAGGTGTTGCTACGGGAACTACAATAACGGCTTTAGGGACTGGCACTGGCGGAGTAGGTACGTATACTGTTAATATCCCCCAACTGGTGGTGCAGACAGCAATGACTGCAGATAGCATTATTTATAACCACGAGCAGGGCGTAAACGACAATATTTTACCAATGACTTCTTACATAGCATCGTCAGACACTGATCTTGCAGATGGAGACCAGTTTATTCTGACCAAACGGATTATCCCTGACCTTAATTTTGCCGGGTCGACTGCTAATTTACCTGCGGTTACAATGTACATTAAACCCCGTAATTTCCCTGGCAGTGCCTATTCCAACGTAGATTCCCAGCAGGTTATTGAGACTTCGGTGGACATTTATACCGACCAAATCTTCATGCGGGCTAGGGCTAGGCAGATGGCTCTTGAGATTGAATCTACCGAATTAGGGGTCCAGTGGCAGTTAGGTAGTCCTCGTTTGGACGGCAGACCAGATGGGCAAAGATAATGGGAATGCAAAGATTTCGGGCGCCAGCATTACCCCTGGCCCCAACAGAATACGATCAGCAGCACATGTCTCAGTTGATCGGTGCATTAAGGCTTTATTTTGCTCAAAGCGACTCCAATGCCGCCCTGCAACTAGATGGCTTACGGCTATTAAATCTACCAACATCAGGGTACAATTTGCCAGACGGGACTGTATTTCAAGTTGGCGAGGATTTAAAGATTGTTGTACCCTATATTTCTTATGTATTTGGAGTATCAGCCACAGCTAACGTGGGAACAGTAACGGTGACTACTATATGAATAATTACGCAAACGCTCAAAATTTAGCCTCTTACGGTCGTGGCAACGACACTCAACTCGTCCACATGACCCCTGGCGAGGTTAAAGGTTTACAAGCGCTTGCTTTAGCCCATGGTGGCTCCCTAACAATTAACCCAGATACAGGGCTTCCAGAAGCATTTTTTTTAGAGCGGATTCTTCCTATGATAGCTGGGGCAGCTTTAACTGCTACTGGTGTAGGTGCGCCTTTGGCGGCTTTGATGGTTGGTGGTGGTTACGGTTTAGCTACAGGTAGCATGGAAAAAGGCTTAATGGCTGGTTTAGGTGCCTATGGCGGTGCGGGGTTAACCAGTAGTTTAGCTAGTCTAGGTTCCGAAGCGGGTAGAACGGCAGCGGAAGGGGTAGCTACTGAAGGGTATAAAACAGCCGCTGATGAAGCTATTAAGTCGGGTCTAGGAAACCAAGCTATGGATGCAAGTCGTGGCATGATAGAACCACAAGCATCTCAAATTCTTGAAACAGCTCAAAATTATATAAACCCACAAAATTTCCCAGGGTTAAGCCCAGAACAAATACAAGCGTCTCAAGCGGGGCTTCCTGAAGCTATAAGAAGTGGATCTAGTCCAGAACAGTATATGGGTTCTTTGGGTAGAGCAAGTGCAACCCAAGGCGCTCCAGCGGGCGTTACAGCTTCTAACGTAGCCGCAGGACTTAAAGAAGTTGGCACTAGTCTGCCCGCCGCAGGTCAGTTTGCTTCAAGTAATATTGGCACTATAGGTAGCGCTGCATTACCTCTTTTAGTTGCAGATCAACAAACTGCGGGTCCAGCGGGCTATCAAGAAGACGAGTATGACCGTCGTTTAAAAGGTTACAGATTAAGCCCTGATTACCAACCCTATGTAGCCCCAAGACCCAACCCATACTACAAAGCTACTTATGCAGCTGAAGGTGGTGTGATGGAATCATTTGATGACGAAACTGGTACGGATACTGTCGGTATGGCTTCGGGTGGTATTGCTCGTTATAGAAGTAAAGGGCAAGTTAATGTGTTGCAAGACTATATAGATAGACAAGATAAAGAAGAACGCCAACAAAAACATCTGTCAACAAACCCTTCTTCTTATTTCCCTGATGTAGGTATATTTAGGGATCCTGACGTAGATACAGCTAGAAAAGATGCTTTGACAGCCTCAATGATTCGTTTGGGTAAAGCTAGCAAAGGTGCTGGTATCAAAACTGTAGCTCTTCCTAAGACTTCAATTAGGGGGCTTGGGGATATTAGAGGCGCTACTCCTGAAATAGAAGAAGCTGCTGATGGTGGCATTATGCGTTACAACCTAGGAGGGTATTCCGATGGTGGAAGAATGCTTAAAGGACCTGGGGATGGTATGTCTGACTCTATCCCTGCTTCTATTGCTGGAAAACAACCAGCACGG